CTCCAGTAGAGATCCATCTTCATGCACATCCGGTGCATCGCCAGCTTATCGTCCCCGAGGCTCTCGCGGTACTGGTCGTACATATCCTCCACGCAGTCGTTGCACCAGGGGAGGTACCCGTTGCTGCGATACATGGGACTGTGGCTGACAGGGAAGTACCCCTTTTGACGGCTAAACGCATGACCGCACCTGCAGCAATAAAACCGCTGGCTGTTTGCTTCCTTGTCGTCGCGATCGACTTTCTCCAGCTTCTTGCGCTTTACCGTTGTCGCCGCCATTTAAGCCAGACCTCGTTTCGTGTTATCCTCCCACACTTTCACGGCTCTGCGCATCGCTCGCCAGGGGTAGAACCTGGGAATGTAGTGAGCAGGGACTGTCACCGTCTCACCAGTCTGCGGGTTCGGGCAGCGCCGCTCCTTACGCTCCAGGAGATCGAAGCACCCAAAACCATGCAGGGATACCGTATTGCCATTCTCCAGGTTGTACAGGATGCTCTCCGTGAAATCATCCACGATGCTGGTCGCTGCCGCCTTCGTATATCCATGCCGCTCCACAAGCTGCTGGATCAAGTCCGTTCTTTTTAAATCCATACTTTCATCCTTTCATTATTCATTAGTTTCAAGTTCTTTTATCCCAAAGGGATATCGTACACACAGTGCACGCCGCTTTCATCGCACACGCACACCATCTGCTCCGGCCTGCCTACGATCCGCTTCTGGACGCAAAAATCGTCCATACCGAGAAAGCTGCCAGCCATGATCGTCTTCATGCCCTGCACCTCGTCCACCTTGTTGTGGTGGAGGTGCCCCGACAGCACTGCATAGACCGGCTTCATCGCCATGGTCTGTAACGCCTGTACTTTACCGGGCGACCCGTCGAAATCTCCGTGGACGCCGCAGTAGGTCTTCCCTCGGATGTCGATCAGGTACATGGTCTCATCCACTTTGTCTCCACCGCCGATGACGATGTTCTCAAAATTCTGCAATCTGGCAGATAGATACCACTCCACCAAATCGTCCAGGCGTTCGTTCAGCAGAGCGCGGTCCTTGTTTGGATCCAGCCTGCTGTGGTTCCCGGCAACGCTGACAAAGATCACCTTCTGGAAATGCCCACTCAGCTCCGCTAAAAATTCGGCGATCAGTTCCGACACGCCCTTGATCTGCTCGATCACATTTTCCTGGTTGGTCACTGCGATCGACTGATGGATGTTCCCGGAAATCTCGTCCCCGTTTGCCCACACAATGCAGCGCTCGCTCCTATGGGTCTTGGCAATGGAGAGAATACGGTCCAGGTAGACACACATCATCTGGCGGCAGATCTCGGAGTTATATGTATTCCAGTAGTTGGACACATTCGCCCCGTAGTGGATGTCGTTCAGGCTGACCAACAGGTCGTTATCCGAGTCCTGGATATCCCCCGGCTCATACTTCAACTGCGGCAGATTTCCAGAACGCACAGCATCCACCAGGATCTCATTCAATTCCTCCTGGCGTGCTCGCTCCCGGACGGCGCGATTGAACGCCGCACGCTGGTCGAAGAACTTCTGCCGCTCTTTCTGCAGCTCGATCCGCTTTTGGTCCAGCAGAGAGACGGCATCCTCACCCTGTACCTTCTCTGCGCCCTCCCGGTCAATGGCCTCGATGATAGCTTTCATGCCATACATCCGCTTTCTGGTCTCCGAGGAGGAGTAGCAGTTGCCCTCGCCGAACAGCGGCTCGCTGAGTTCTTCAAAATCTGCGTCGATCGTGTGGTCGACCAGCTTGCCAAGCACGATCTTCCGCATCTCCTGATAGCTTACGGTATTTGTGATAGGTTACACTCCCTTCCCTTGTTTCCACCCGCGCAGCTCCCGCAACAGCTTCATCGCGCCAGGTGCCTCCACCATGAAGTAATGCCCGCGCTTCGAGTCCTGCTTCATGGTGCGCACGATGTGCAGATCGGGGAACTTCTCACGTATGATTTTCTTTTCTTCCTTGGTAATTGCGATCACTTACATTCATCCTTTTTTTTAAAATTTTTTTCGTTTCTTTTTTGTTCTTCTATTCCCGTCATTATTAGCAAATTGACAAAAACCGCCAATCCCTTGGGGCCCAAGGGATTGGCGGGTGCTATTTTTTCCAACAAATTCAGGAACTTTTAGGAAATGCAAAAATTCTTAGCTTCAGCTTATATCTGGCTTACGGGTACGCATAACGGAATCAACATTCTGGCGTGTCTTGATCTCTGCGGCACAGTAGGCACAGTATTTCTGATTCCTACCATGCTTCGGATCGCGCAGCTTGGCGGGGTTCCCGCAATTCACACACTGAAAGAAGTCACCACCGTGCTTCATCAGATACTGGTACCCAAGACTGCGAAAATCCTGGATATACATCGCCTGTTCTCCTTCGCACCCGAATAACACCTGGACGTTCAAGTTGTCGATCTTCTTGGAGAATTTGAGCAGACCCTCCTTGCGCAGCATCCCGTACAAGGCACACTGCCGCTTGATCGAGGTGCTGATATTTGCCATCTGCAGCACTTCCTTGTCCGAGGTGTTGACCCAGTGATTGTTATTTGGAGACACAGCATCCCAATATTTAGACACGCAGAGCAGCGTAAAGGCCAGCCTCCTAAGCTGTCCGGTACGCAGCGCATCGATCACCTCCATCTCCGGCTTTGTGACCGTCACGCCATCGAGCCGGATCAGCGGATATTTGTGCGCGTTCTTTGTCAGCTTGTCCAGCAGATCAGCCCACTTTGGGAGCTGCACATCGGGGTCGCACTGGAGCATGAAATTGTCCAGAAGCTGGCGAATCTCCCGCTTGCTGTATTTATTCGACCAGTAGTATCTGGCTACCCTATCCAGTGTCTCATAGGGCTTCGCCCCAAGGTCGTGCTCTCGCAGCATCCTCTCAGTCAGTTCGACTTCATCCATGATCAGGCTCATATGATTCCTCCATTATCATTTTGCATTTTGTAAAGCGATCCCCTGCGAATTCAATTTCCCCAGTTTGGTCGAGCATTGGGTAGGAGATCACGCCGCCGCTACGTCTGAGAAGATTCTCGATAATCTCATCCCCACACATATCCCATGCGAAACTCTTTGTGTTGCTGCGCTTGTAGCAAATGTCCAGAAGAATGTCGCACAGAACGCTCTTGTTCGGGCAGATTTGAGCGCATTCCCGTTTGAACACTGACAGCATCACCTCACGGTGCCTCGCTGCTTCGTCATCGTCGATACGCTCGCATTTGGACGTCACAGTGAAATCCTGCAGCTTCTTGTTGTACTCCTCGTACAGATTCAACAGCTTCCAATACATGGGCTTGCTGTACTCGGCCCCGCTTTTCAGGATGCTGTAGTCGAACTGTGTGCTCTCGTTATGCTTGCCCAGATACCCGTCGAACTCCTCCTCGAATCTGCGGCAGATACGGTTGATCACACAGTCGCTGGTCTCCACGGGCATCCCGCTGTGATAATACGTCAAAAATCCCAGCTGTTCCTCCGTCAGCTGCTCCTCCGGCGTGGACTCAAGAGCGTCTACGCTCATATTGAATTGTCTGAGTGAACTTTTGTTTGCGCTCTTAACATATGTATTATACGATTTCATCAGCGCCGGATAAATCAGCCGCATGAAGTAGGGCTTCTTATCCGCCACCAGATCCAGATAAAATCGCTTTTGCTCCGCATCCGTCATCTGATAGATGCTATGCCGATCATGCCACTCCATCGGCATCGGTTTGGAAATAATTCCCTTAGCTTTGTCTATAGAATTCTGTTGGAACAACTGGCCGCACTTAATGCGGTAGTCCAGCTCCTGGTACTCTCTGGAGCCTTTCTCGTACTTGGCCTGGACGGCGAACATGGAGGTGATCCAGTTTGTCGTTTTCCCAATGTCGTCTCCGAAGCTGTCGATATTGGACTGGATGATGTCTCCTTCGGTCACGATCTTCTTCCGCGCCTTCCGCTGGACGCACATTAGGGCGGGCAACTCTCTAAGGTTATCTACCAGCACTCGATTGTCCGTCAGCATCACCAGGTCCCCGTCCTTATCCATGCCGTTCAGGGCGTGGGCTGCCGTGTCCCAGGCGTTGAACAGGGTGCAGGTGTTGAGATACCGGTACCAATACGACGCCTCCTCGCTTCGGTGAGGGCGCACCAGGCGGATGTTGTTGTGGCAGGTCATGGGTGCCCGATAGCACGCCAGCCTCTCTGCGTCCAGGTCACACCAGTATCGGTTGTAAATCTCACCCGCCTTCAGAAGCCCGGTCACCGGCAGGCCGAATATGTGCTGGCATAGGGCGTAGGGGTCGCCGCAGACGATGGAGTAGTTCCCATGTACATCCAGTACCCCGACCTTAGCCTCGTTGATCCGGTTACGAATCAGCCGATAGATCTTCTCCTGGACATACGGGTCGTTCAAAACCTCCGGCTCGATCATCATGGCCTTTACAAAATCATTGCCCAGCTTCTGGACCTTCTGCTCGTTCAGCCCAGTACCCTTCAAAAACAGGACCGCCTTGTCCCGGTCGGCGTACAGCACATCCCGGATCTTTTGCGCGGTGGGCTGGATCAGCTCCTCAAGATCATCGTCGTCCAGGTCATAGCTCTGGATGAACTGATAATTCAAAGTACGCTCGCTCTCCAGTTCCTTCGGGCAGGTCTTGGCGACGCCGAACGTGTACCCATTCTCCAGGCAGTTGGAGGTGTAGTCGTCGCAGCTGCTATAGCTGTCCCACAGTTTCAGCATCGAGGTAGTCAGCACAGCCTCCACTTCACGCACATCGACGTCGTTCCCCCAGGCATCCTTCACAAGGTAGTTCCCAGCGACCTGGTCGGCAAAGTCCTGGAAATCGAAGGTGAACAGCATCCCCTTCTCCCAAGAGAACCGGGTGTTCACGCCGCTGACCGTGTAGTCCAGACCAAGCTCTTCACTCCACCGGCGGGCCAGGGAGGGGAGGATTAAACCGTAGCCGTCCGACTCATCCAGCTGGATACTGGCCTGTGTACGGTCCTCCATGACCGGCTCACCGGGTGCTTCGTCGTCCAGGTAGACAATATCGGAGGTGAACGTCGTCTCACAGTCATCGACCACTAAGATCCCGTGGGGCATGGATACGGGGATTGAAGCGCTGCACGTCAGCGCCTGATATGCCTCTAACTTCGCCGGGACAAGCTCCTTGGTCTTATCGCGCCCGTTGTCAATCCTG